GTTTTGTGTTGGCGAGACCGCCAGTAATTACGTCAGCCATTTATTCTCTCCTTGAGAAGTTTGTTTATTAAGTAAGTAGCCCAGCCCTATATTGAGACTTGATATATTCTTCAAGCTCTTTGGCATTCATTTTATCAATATTCTTTTCACCCGAGAAACTTCCAGTGCTGGCCGCCTCATTTGGCATTCTTTTTCCATCACCAAAATCAACTAAGTGTGAGTGGTTTTTTACAAACTCCCCAACTACTCCTTTGACTGATTCTTCATCAACGCGCTTTGTTTCAGGGTTAATCACAATTTTATCAAAGTCGATAAATGTGGCATAGTCCTGGTTCTTGAGCTTTCCACCCAAAAGTTTCTCAAACTGCTGGTATTTAAGACCATTAACAATTTGCTCATTCTGCTCTCTATAAGCTTTTTCAAGAGACTCAACTTGTGATGCCTTGGCTTCAGCTAAGGCTTTCCACTCATTGTTCTCTTTGAGCTTTAACTCATGATTCTTATTCTTCTCATCTTCAAGCATTCTAGCTTGATCCTTGTATTTCCTAGCCTCAGCTAGTACTCGGCGATAAGTTTCATAAGCCACTTTATCTTGTAATGTTTCTTTCTCATGTATCCCACTAGGATCTTGAGATGCGGCACTGCCAGCGTTTGAGTCGCTCATTCTATAATTCCCTTGTCAAATTTACTTGTCAAACTATTTCAACAAGTCTTTTATGCTCTGTCTAATTATTTCTGTTGCAACATCTATAACTTCTTTCTTGTCTTGTTCAGATAATACTAAAAACTCTCGCACTTTTTCAACATGGGAACGCACTTGTTCGTTAGTTAATGTGGACCTAGCACCTGATAGTTCTTTTTTTCTTTTATTGTTTTTGATGAAAACAGTTACCTTGCTACCTGATGACTTACCAGTTAGAGCGTCAAGCATTTGACCTGTTGCAGTAATGTTTGACTTAGATGGTTCGGTATCTGGGTGCAAATTCTTAGCGTATCTTTGACGATATTTAACAGTGGTCTCTTCTAATTCATCAAAAGAGCCAGACTTTCCTTCCCCTTCAAACCTTGCTTTTATCTTAATCACATCAATAACAACTTGGATTATCTCTTTAGCCGCTTCCCTTGTAGCCACTCTGATCTTTACTTGAAGCTTTCTATTTAGCTTTGCAATTGTGTCTGATGCGCTCATGAAAACATCTCTTCGGCTATCTGTCTTGCCAATGCGTCAAGCTCATCAGCTGATAAGTCGTTAATTGCTGGCTCATCTTCTTTATATGAATCGATAATTGTATCAAGCTCCGATTGTGATATACCTAAGAAGTCTCTAGCCTTTCCTGGTATTGGCTTAGATTGTCCGTATGTTCCGCGCCTATTTCCCTCAACTTTCCCAGCTAATTCTTCTGATGGCTCTTTGTAGCCTATTACTATTTCACCCGACTTGTGACTAACAAGCTCTAGTGAGTCCAGCATATCACCACTAAATGTTAGATCGACATCACTGACATCAGTGCCTTTAATTTCTGCATACTCCTTAGTATATTTCTTAAACTTTTTATTGTTCTTATCCATTCCGTTTAAAGTTCTGGAAACAATAATATCCAAGACCACTTCAGCGATCTGAACTCTCTCTTTAGGCTTGAGAGACTTTGGAAGTTTAATCTTTTCTCTAGTCCAGTCTATACAAGTACCCTATTAGCTAAAGTTTCTTTAATCTGAGCTTCATCAGCATCAGGATATAATCTTTTAATAGCTTGCTCCATAGTCATAACACCTAAGTCAATCTCGGCCTTAATCTCAGCAATTTCTTCCATTCGCGTCTGCATAGGTTTAGGCGCTTCAAACTTAACCTTAATGTCCAGCTCATCGTTAATCATCATTCCTGGAACTTCTGAAGGCTTAACCATTCCTGATTTGATCCAATAGTTATGAATTTTAGGAAGCTTAACATTCCACAATTCTTTCTCATCTTTCTCAAACCATTCTTGTGATTTCTTTCTGATTTCCCAGACGTCAATCTCGTCAATAATTTTAGCAATACCACTAGATGCGTTGCCACCATCAACTGAACCCATTGACCCTATTCTTACACCTTTAGATTCAAGCCACATTGTGAAAATTGTAGTTACAAACTGAACCACCTTTTCCGTGTCTGCTTCAGGCTTAATTGTTCCTATTTGTGGAGCCTTATCGCTATTTGGATCTGACTTAAGTGACCAAATAACATTTGGTGCAATAACAGCGTTGTCAAATGATAAATCGGTCCCATATAGAATTGAAAAGCACTGAAAGTGCTGGGCCCCTGCTGCGTCACTTAGCATGACAGGGATCGCCTTAGTTATCTTGAGCATATCAGAGTCAAGCACTGGCAATAATCTATTCTTTTGACGCTTTCCGTAAACGAACGGGATGATGCCAATAAGATTTACACCATCGTTATCTAATAGATCTTGCGTATTCTCTTCACCGCTCATATAAAACGAGTCAAACTCATCATCGGTGTATACGTGAAGCAGCATAGAATTATCATCATTATTCTTTTTGCCCATTAACTTGATGAAAATTGTCTCTTCTTCAGGATTAACTCTTGAGTCACTCATCACTAAAAATGAGTTAAATGAAAGCTCTCTGATTGCTGGCTTTCCAGACTTATCAACGTACGGCTCCCATGCGAAGCCCTTAAATAAATGAGAGTAAGCGTCTGCAATAGTCCCAGACTGATCAATGTCTAATGCGTGAGAGTAAAAATCTACAAACTCCTGAGCTTTAGGATCTTCTGATGTTCTAGAAGGCTCTTTAGAGTAAGTTGTTGATACCTTATCAATAAATCTTTGTAAGATATTTATGGGTAAAATTCTATCTTTTATCGAATTGTAATAGTTTGCTGAAAGTGAAGTTCTTAAAATATTATCAACGTAAGGTAGTAAATTTCCTTCGTAAATATTCAGGGCTTCCGCACTCTTGTTCAAGAATGAGGCGTTTGATTTTACATACTCTATGATTTCATTTCGTTTATCTTTGAGGGCCATTTTATTCCTTACAGTTGAATTGTTTTAGACTGTGCTTGCGTCCTATTAATATCATAATCAATCATGTATCCAATAGCAGTTGTAACGTGCTGCTCTGGTAGCGAGTCATCCTCTATGCTTGAGCCTTTCTTGAATGATGTCTGCATAAATCCATCATGAAGCCACATATCATAAACGTAAAGTCTGACTTCTTTATTCTCATTTATAAAATGTGCATTGACAAGATTGTGCCTTCTTCTAATTGGCGGATTTGATAATGGCACCTTCATTGAAAAGCTTAATTGCCTTCCTTCTCTAGTTCTATAGTTAGCAAGAAATTCTCTTATAATGTCATAGTCTGACTTGATTGACCTTGTATCCCTATTCTTACCTGATGCGTCACCATACACAGTAATGGTTCTAAACTTATCAAGTAATCCGCTAGATGCTATCTCTTCCATGATGTCTGAAGTCCTTGCACCCTCAACATGAAATGATTTTATGATGTGGTAGTTTCTTCCTATCTTGACAGCAGCAGCAGCACTCATTGGCTTGCCGTGACCGATGTTAAAATCATGACATAACCTCAACTCATCACTGTAGTTAATATCAAATGATTCTCTGTAATTTAGCTCTTTATTGTAAGCGTAATAAACTCGATCTTTAGTAAGCTCCACCCACTCCCCGTAAATATATCTCTGGGCTTGAATTGGATCCAAGTCTTCTTTTAATTGCTTAATGTAAACAGGGTCAAGAAATGGGTTGTCTGTAGTGACTGACTTAAATACAAATCTGGTTTCTTTCTTCTCATCAAAGAAATATTTATAAACCCAGTGATTAGGGCTTGATGGATTTGTAGCAGCTATTAATATGTTTTCTTTTATGCCAGATATACGCCTAAGCCTTGCCTTTAAAGTCATAAAGGCTTCTTTGTCTTCCTCGTTATTCTCTGTTAACTCCTCAAATATAACCATCGACAGCTTTAGAGATCTTCCTTTGTGATACTTTTTATCACTCCATGATCTTGATATAATTTCAGACCCATTGCTGAATGTTATTTTTGCTGATGATGTGTTTACAGTGTAATCAGTGCCCTCTTTTAATGCGCCATCTAAGTGCTCTAGAATCTCTTTAAAGATTGTATCCTTAAGGTCTGGCAGTGCCTTTCTTGCAAGCAAAAGCCTTGCTCCTGGATTAAAAATGCAATGTGTAACGCCTAGGTGCGCCATTAGGATTGATTTTGCAGAGCCGTAACTGCCGCTGAGTAGAACTTCTGGTGTTCCTTTGGAGTAATCCCAGTCTCTTCTCAGGAGGTTTACAACCTTTATCTGATAGGGTATAAAATTTGGATTAAATGTCGTCAGGTTTGGGAGGGTGCTATCCTCTACAATGTTGGCCATCTATAGCTCTTGTAGTTTCTTACTCTGCATATTGATGACTTATCCACGCCATAAGACTCAGCGAAAACCTTGTCCATCTTGGGATTATTAAAAGTTCTTATTGATAGAACTTGCTCATCTGTTAATAGTCTTATTACTGGTGGCTTCTTCATTACATTGTGTAGGTTTGCGTGGGAATAATTCTCGGCATGAGTAACCCATTCAAGATTTGAAATTACGTTGTTTTTCTTGTTTAGATCTTTATGGTTTACAACATTTTTTCCATCTACAGGAGACAGGAAAGTTTCTGCCATTATCCTGTGAACCATTATTGTAAATCTTTTACCATTCTTGTAGAGATGAACAGTCTCGTAACCACTTGTTCCGATAGATGTTTTCATTAGCCTACTCAAAGACCCTGTCTTTCCTCTTTTACCTTTTTCGTAAAGTGAGAATATTTCACCATTTTCAGATATTGAATAGTTTTCAAAACCATTAATCGTTCTAATCATTTTGGATCTATCCTATAAGCAAGTTTCAATGCTTTCTTAGTATCTTCATCAACTTCGTGAGTAACTTTGTCTTTAATGTCAGTATGATTTACCAACATGAGCTTAGTGAAGCCTGGATTATACTCACCAGTCGTACCTCTGTCGCTTAGCCATTCTTCCTGAATTGCCTTGCATCGCATATAGGTGGTGCGAAACTCCCCATTTTCATCCGACCATCTCTTTAAAGTGTGCCTGTCGGTTCCAATTTTTATCGAGTACTTATTTAAAGTTGGTGGATAGTTAACTAATACATCTTCAAAATTAATAACCCTTCCATTTGAGACAATTTGCTTCTTAACTGTTCTTGTTAATGGCCACTCTAAAAAGAATTTAAGCATTTCAGTAACGTGAATTGGATCATAATCTGATGGTCTTCCTATTGGATTGCTCATTGTTTAACACTCACAATGCCAAGATTTACTAACCTTTGATTGATGGCCCACTTCTGCATTAATTTAGATATTATTTCTGTCTCTGATGGATTGATTTCAACCTTGAGAATGATTGAACCATCTACTTTGGTGGATATGCCAGCAATGATAGCAGCACAAACACCGATTTGATCAATTTCTAACTCGCCCATTAAAGCACCGCTTCAAATTGTTAACCTCACAGAGGCTTTAATTGATTCTAGGTGTTTTTAATTAACTAAGTCAATTATCTAAAGCCTTGCCCATCAAATTCCAGTGTATCAAACCCGTTGAAAGACTGATTTACTACTTGAAACTGATTTGAACCGATGAACTGAGAGCAAATAAAGGCATCTCCACTTGTTAGCGTTAAAGCAAGATCCCCATAAAATACGTTGTACATAATTAAAACACTATCATATTCACGGTCTGAGTAAGCGCCATCTCTATAAACCTTAGCCATTCCACCTTATTAGATATAATCTGATGCTTTTTTAGGGTAGCTCTCTTGTTTGTATTTAATAACGGAATAAGGAATGCTTTTCCCTGTTACTATTATGTACCTGTGCTTTCTGGACCTTGGCTTTAGGTAGAATTTGTCTCCGTATGTCTCCCTCATAAACTCAGATCTATTTTTCTGCCCACGTGAAATGTCAGCTATGGTTTGACCATGCAAATGCTCCATTCCTTTTATTGCCCAATCTGTTCTTTTTGCGCTCAGACCATAATATTTAAAATTACAGGCCTGATAAACTGTTCCCACGTGCTTCTGAAGGGTGTCGGCAAAAGATATGATGATCTTATTTTTTGGCAAGATTCTTAAGCTTCTGCCAACTAAAAAGCTAGCTTCATTTTTTCTGTTATATTTTAAACAAAGTCGATTAAGCTCTAGTATGTGACCCTTAAAGTCATCCCCTGCTATTCCGCGCCTAAGAGTAGCCGAGGCTGGCGTCCCATAAGTCACAACACCAATCAACTCTTCTTTGCTAAATAAACCAAAGCAGTACGAGATCGAAGGGATTCTTTTAGCGTAATGTATCTCTAGTAAGTAAGGATAACTATCCTTATTGTTAATGGTCTTAACGATCACTTATAGTCCCTTTTACAAAACCAGATCACTCAATTAAGAATGATCTGGAATGACATTCTCTCGCGCTATTTCATTTTCACGAGGGAAGCTTTAATTAACATAAGTAAATATCATCCCCACCGTTTAACCATGAGTCATGCACAAATTCTCGAACTTCTTTTGACTCTCTCTCCCACTTCTTAACTTTCTTTAAATTGTTGACGTTAATGTTATCATCATTTCCGTCCTTAAAGCCTACTGTAGAGCTAGAATCCATTACTCTCTCACTTACATAAGTCTCATATAGGATCTTTGCAACGGATAAAACATGAGTGCGTCCATTCGTTGACCAATTACATACAGGACCCTTAGTTGATTGAGCGTGAATCCTTGTTATGTTAAGCCATTTACCTGTGTCAGTATCAAACATTCTTCCATCTGGATAAACTGTTATCTCAGGGTAGCGTGGGGATTGTCTCATTTATTCTTTCTCCGTAAGTAATGTCGAAATTCTCGCACCTGTCAAATAATCCACCAGTTGCCCTAACCGCTTTAGCTTCAATTGGTGAAAATATAACCAAGTCCTCGTTCATGTAAGCATAAAGCTTTTTAACTTTTTGTTCTTCGTATAGTGCAAGGATTGACTCTGGCACCCAATCCCTGGTTTTATCATTTGAATTATAATAATATCCAGTGGAGTAGCTCTTTATTGAATCTATTACAAAATGATCATCAGAAAACTTCTCCGCAACCTTATCGCCAAACTTGAATTTAGGCTGCCTCATTTGCTCAGCTCCTTTCTTATACTGTTGCTATAGTCTTCTAGCATCTTACCAATAATTATCTCTGGAGATATTTGAAGCGCCAATGATAGCGCATAAACATTTTTCACAGGGAATGGGTTTAAACCTCTCTCAGTGTTTGAAATGTATTGAGTGTTGTTAACTTTCCAGCCAAGTTTTTGAGCTAATTGCTTCTGAGTAAGCCCTAACTCTTTTCGTCTTGAGCGAATAAAGTCTCCTGTTACAATTCCCTTGTTTATCATTTATTTCTCCTTTTAATCCCATGCCCAATCTTTTTTAGCCATAGCCATCGCCATAGCCAGAGCCATCGCCAGAGCCATCGCCAAAGCCAGACCCATCTCCAGAACCCAAGCCAGAGCCGTAGCCATCGCCATAGTCATTGCCATCGCCAGAGCCGTAGCCATCGCCAGAGCCATCGCCATATCCAGAGCCATCGCCAGAACCATAGCCCTCGCCATAGCCAGAGCCATTGCCAGAGCCAGAGCCATAGCCATTGCCAGAGCCATCATTAATAATTAAGCTTTCCATATACTTACCGAATCAATCGATTTTTTGGCTTTAGTGGTAACCTCTAAAATCTCTATAACTTGAAGTAGAGTGACTTTATCAACTTCGCAAGGAAATTTACAAAGTTCTGGTTTACTAGTTCCATCCATCGCTAGTTGCGATAGTGACGCAGCCCCGGCCCATTGCCACAATCTTCTGGCTTTTAGCAAAACAACCTCTTGTCCATCCCGAGATTCAAGATAACCAGCAAAAACCCCTGCCGAATAAGTCCTAACAATTACATAATTTAGTCCATCTAAAATCGGCTTCTCATTAACCATTGAGTCTGCTCTAATGTAATCAACTCCATTAATCTGAATTTTCTCTGTATCCATTTTAAGCCTCTCTTTTTTATGAAGCTAATTTATAAAACTGAATGAATAGTAAGTAAATAGATTGTGAAGATTTTACAATTAATCGTCTGATTCAGAGTCTTCGCTTGTGACTAACTTCATCCTATTGCGCCACAAATTGTGACTTTTCTGCTTGGATAAAGCTCTTTGAAATTCGTTATATTCTCTAGTCTCGTAATTAAATTCTGCAAGCCTCTCGCTGATTAACGACTGAATCTGATCATGCTTTCTGCGCTCATCGTCTGGTATGTTTAGCCAGGTGTTTAAGAAAATTACCCTTCCCATACTTCCCACGATTTTATAGTCTCATCGCTTATTCTTATTTTCTCTGATGCGATTAATGCACCACTCGCCTTTGAGTAATAATCAACCATATAAATTGAATGTCCGACTCCTCTATGTAGAAGCTCTGCCAAGTGAATATAGATCGAGTTGATACTTACATGGTACTTCATTTTCTTTTTGCTCTTAAATGTTTAAGACATTGCCCAAATATCCATTGAACTAGATACGCTTGAGCTTCATCATTTACAGCGTCAATTTCTTGTCCCCTGGTGGTAAACAATACGTTAGCAGCGTGAACACTTTCATGGGTTAAGTATTCTAGATTTTTTAATGTAAACTCTTTAACCCAGATACAAATGACTCCATTTTTTAAAAACACTGCGCCAGCACTGTTCGGGATTGGCTCTCCAAATACTTGATAAATATTAACCTCTGTCCAGTCGGGAAGAAACACAAATTCTTGGTGATAAAGATCTTGATAAAATCTATAAAACTTTGGAGTTTTCATTTTAAAAATTCCCTTCTTGTTTCTTTGTCTATTAAATTGTCTTTGCTTTGATGATGCTTTCCACAAGCCTTGCAGGCATATGCTTGGAATGTTCCGCTTGCTGTATATTTAAAGCCGTTCTTTTTAAACTCTATGGATCCACATGAGCAAACTTTTCCTTGTGTGTGGCTTTGGAAATTTATCGAGCTGTCATGCTTCATTAGTCTTTCAAATAACTCTTCAGTAACAATGACGTCCTGCTTATTATAAAGCTCGCACTCCATCCATGCTTCCATGTTTCCATTCATACACTCATCAAATAATGCCTTGCCTGGAAACTTGCCATGGCTTGATTTTCGATTTTTTAGATTAAAATACTTTCCTACATAATCTAGTGAGTTTGATGACAGGGCGAAGTATTTTCTGCATATTGTCAGTGTGTCAATTACTCTAACAGGAGGGATTGGTGGAAGCTCATAAAACTCAGCTCTTGCTCTTAGCTTTTTAATATCGAACGACTTCATGTTATGGCCACAAATCCAATCTGAATTGCTTATAAGATCGTGCAGCCCTTCAACTATTTGCCTGTCGTCTGTTGTATCAAGTGCGTATCTATTATCTAAATAATACATTTTATCATCTTTCCAATATTTGGCAGCGTAGGACAATAAGTGCCAATCTTTTACTATGTTATTGGGCGAGATGTAGTCGTTATTTCTTAGGCCATATACTCTTACAAGCATATCACTTGACTCAATATCAAATATCAGAATCCTGGGAGGTTTTAGCTCTAATTTATAAGTCTCTTGGTCTTGGGGCCTTCTGTTTGGCTCAAGCCCTGCCATCTTACAAATCTCTGAGTACCTATGCTTATGAATTTGTCTTTTAGAGATGCCTGACAACTCAAACTGCTTGGCAGTAGGAGTCTTTCCTAGCTCGCTTGCCAGCGCCTTCAATCTTGTTACTATTTCATGTAATTCAATAACCATTTAATAATGGTGAGGCATTTATTGCCTATTGCATATAATTAATTACTTGAGTAAATCCATTTGCCACTTAACAGTTGCCAACCTTTAGAGATTAGCCAGTCATTAACTGATGAGTATTTTTTAGAAAAAGACACTGTTCCAATGCTGTGCGTTTCGTTGTGATGCCAAGCGCAAAGAGGCATTAGATTAAATTCTGATGTTGAATATTCTGGATAGGCTTTTCTGGTATAAACATGGTGATAAGTAACCATGCCGCCCATTCTCCAACCACACACTATACAAGAAACGTCTGCTTTATAATTCTTCATAAAATAAAGATACTAGATTTTTCAAAGCATTGCTATTAAGACTAACGCGCTTCCAGCTTGTTTTCTCAGTAACACTCGCGCATCATGCGCTCGGCCTAAAGGCTAAATGTTACTCGAGAGAGAAATTAGATTTTTATTTTAAAAGTACATTAACCCGAGGGAATAGGAAGCCTTAGATACTGTTTTATAACCTGTAGTCAGAAATTATAAAACTCACATTGTATCTTTCATCTCGTCCCAATCGCTAGATTAAACTATACCGTCATCATGACATTAAGTTGGGAGTGCTTTCTACTTTAATCCTATTCGGAGTAGCGTCTAGGTAATTCAAATTGGATGCTAGATCATCCTAAGCTATTAACCGTCAGGCTTCGTTGCTTACTATGCTTTATCCCTTTCGCATCAATCTCTCGTACTCGGGCAACAGGCATAGACCATTCTGATTGATTCATATTGATTACCCAATAATTGTCAGAATGTAATATATAATAATTATCAATCAACTATCTAATAATTAGATATTGAAACTATTACACGATTTAAATGTGTCTATTTACATAAGTTATTTTTTGTTTTACAAGATATTTTACAAATAAAAACAAATGGATGCAAAAATGACACACGACATAAGCTCAACCATTAAATATATGCAGGGCTGGAATGATGAGCCGTCCCTTGATAGGCTAAAAAAATCTCACAAGTCACTAGACGTTCAGAAGTCCAATGCAGAAAACCACCTTAAAAACGTGGCACTTCGATTTCAGTATGCACCAAACCAGTCAACACTTGCGCTTTGGGCCAAGGATATAATTGACTCAGGGTGCAGTGATGATAATTTAGAAGCAGTTTGTAAATCAATCCCATTCAAGTTTGAGAAGATGCCCACACTTAATCAAATTATGGAGCTATTACGTCCATATATGGTCAAGGCGAGCGTTTCAGTTGATGAGCTAAATGATCTATCACACCGATGTTATTTCCATTTAAAAGCCAAATTCATGACGTTTGGAACTCAAGAGCAATTAACTGGTATGTGTAAAATTTACGCTGACAAAATATTCCCAGCCTCAAGAATGTTTAACGCATACTATCAAGAGATGCTAGTATTGAATGACTGGCTAAGATCTTATTTTAAGAAAGGTGATGCAATACTTCAGCAGGGCTTAATAAGCAATGAGGCTTTTGAGCGCAATGATCGAGAGTATTTTGTTAGATCTCTAAGAAGTTATGCAAAGGAAAATAAATTATGAGTTCTGAAATAATTATATGCCCAAAGTGTTTTTTTGAATATGAGTTTAATTATGGTGACAAGTGGGCAATGAATGATGTAAGTGTAACAGCACAGACTAAATGTAAATGTAAAACGATACAAAACAAACAGAAGCCACTCGACTTGGCTTTTAAAAGGATGCAAGATGAAATCAATCTCAGAGGCTCTGGTAAAATTTCAAACACAAATGAAGGCAGTGGCAAAGGATAGTGAAAATCCATTTTTCAAGTCCTCATACGCCGATCTATCATCAATTCTTCAAACAGTAGTTCCAGTTCTTTCAAGTTGTGGGATAGCGGTTATCCAACCAATGAGAATTGATAACGATAAAACAATTTTAATAACTAAGTTAATTCACTCATCTGGCGAGGCGCTAGAATCAGAAATGATTTTACCTCACCATGCAGATCCTCAAAAATATGGATCGTTAATCACTTACTATAAGCGTTACCAATTACAAGCCATGCTAGGTGTTTCAACTACTGAAGATGATAATGATGGGAATAATTTAGCGCCAGTTAATAATCACCAACCATCACAACCATTAAAAACATACAAGTCTGATACTGGTGGAGCTACTGAGCAACAGAAGAAAGCCATATATGCAATCTCAAAATCTAAAAACATCGAAACACCTAAAATAGATTCATTTAAAGAAGCGTCTGAATGGATTAACGCTCAGAACAGCAAAGGAAAATAAGATGAAAATATTTCCTGATTCACCAGAAATAAAAGTATCATTCAAGTATGACTCTTTTAAAACTATTGAATGGAATAGAGATCTAAATAGGTCAAATTTAAACAAACTAATATCTTTAAATAAAGACAAGTTTCAGTTGCACGTATTCCCGATTTTGGTAACAAAAAATCTTGAAGTAATTGACGGACAACATAGACTTGAGGCATCCAGGATTCTTGGCTCTCCTGTATATTATATAGTCCAAGGTAGCGATAACTCATTTGAAGCCGTGCATAGAGTGAACATTGCTGGCAAGACTCATTCACTTAAAGACAAGATTGAAATGCTTGCAAAATCTGGCGATGTTGGTGCGCTAACTGCTTACAAAATATCTTCAATGTTTGATGACAAGTTTGATATTTCAGCGATTGTCACAATGCTGGTCAAGAATGGTGGAACAGGTTCGCAAGTTGGTGATGACATTGATAAAAATAAAATGATCGCTATCAAGTTTAAAGACTTAACAATTCAAACACTTTCAGCATTGAGTGAATCAAGGGTTCAAGAAAAATACACTGTAAGGGCTTGTTACGCATTATCTAGAGTTTCTTCAGCATCAAATAAGTCTCCTGTTGAGATAATGCAAAGAGTAGATTCAAATATTAGCAAGTGGATAAATCCAAAATCAGTCGATGAAACAATAAGGTCAATAGTGGCTTGTTATAATTACTCGCTTTCTGAAAAAAACAGAATAGAAATAAAAAAAGGAAAATAATATGATATCGATTAATGACTTAAGAATTGGCGGAAAGCTCTACAAAATTAAGGCAATTGAAACCAAGTCAGGAAAGCCAATGGCATCTTTTACAGTGCGAGTTTATGAAAAGTTTGGAGAGAAAGAAACCACGACATTCTTTAACTGCGTATGTTTTTCTAAAACTGCTGAAATTCTTTTAAAGTATGGAGAAGAAAAAAGAGAGTGCTTTGTTGAGGGTAAAGTTCAGCTAAGTAAAGATGATGAAGGAAAGGAGCGTTTTAGCGTTCTTGCCAATTCTGTTCAATTGCTAGGCGATAAGGTCGCATAGTGTTCTTAGTAACAGATTTAGAATCAACCTCGCTAAGGCCAGCGAGTGCAGAGATACTAACTGCTGACTTTATTCTAATGGATAATTCTTTTAATGTTATTGAAAGCAAGGGATTTAAATTTAAGCCTAGAATTTGGGGATCTGACGCTGAAGGTGCATCAGCAATTCACGGGATAAGTAGAGAAGAGGCTTACTCATTTAGCCCTTATAAAGATGAAATGGACAGAATGTTTAATTGGCTTTTGAATGGTAAAAACAATCATTTAATTTTTCACGCAAATCGCCAAAATAATACGTCTTATGATGCTGCTATCTTGAGATTTCATGCGCTGGATAATGGGTACTATTTTGACTTTGGGCAGTGCTTCCCAGAATCGAAGTATTTATCAACCCACTCAATCGCAAAATATCTTGGCATAGGATCAAAGCTTAATTTAAAATCACTATGTAATTATTTCAATTTAGGAGAATTTAATCATCATAATAGTGAAGAAGATTGTATTATGACTCATAAGCTTTTTATGAAGATGATAAACGATATTAACATTCCAGAATTTCTAGAGTGGGAAAACTGGGCAAAAAAAGGGATACAAAATGAAAGACATGAAAGAGCTTCTAGCAAACTTAAGAAAATACAGCCCACTGTCTGACACTAGCGCAAGCACGTACATTGACCAATATCTAGCAGTTGAGCATGATAAAGATAGATATAATTTTGTTTATGCAATTAAAACAGGAAAGCTAAGCGTAGTTATAAGAATGGTTGATTGGTACATTGAAGAGTTTTGCGCGGTTACAATGGCCGACATTTTAAAAGAAACTAAGGAAACGCTATTCGAGCTTGATGATACCACTTACAGCTTTTTAGGATTCTCTGAGACTGGAACTCCAAAATTTAGAAAGCTTGGTGACATGAAAATAATCAATTTACAATTCTCGCTTGAGAGTGAAGTAAGAAGGATATTCTAATGAATGATCTTAAATTTTACGACATAATCATGATTGCATATTGCTTTGTATTGTTAATGGCAGCCGCTGTATTCCTTGGTCACGAAATTGCTTTGATCAAAGTTGGATCAGAGCTTAGGCACGCAAGCAAAACAATTCAAGATTGTAATTTAATTATAACCAGGATTAATAAAAAATGAAGATTTACGACAATAGAACTATAAGCCCAAGAATTGCTGGCGCTATTCATGCAGCAACAAATTTATTTAACCATCAGTCAAACATGATGCAAGAATTGAGAGAGAAAGATGACTTTAAATTTGGTTCTGGTTCAGGCTATGAAATAACCGAGAAAATAAAAGCATTTAATAAAATAGTTCCAGTTTTCACATATAGACCATGGAATCCATTTACTTCAGCGCTTGGATATTCCAAAAATGGTAAGATCCACATTAACATCAGAAAGCTTGATTCTCTAGAGTTTAGTGATCTAGTTGGCTTGCTTGTACATGAGATGCTTCATTCAATTGGATTTAGTCATGGATCTAATTATCCTAGCGAAGAAAAAAATATGTTCAGCGTTCCATATTATTGTTCTAGCAACATCCAGAGATGGATATGAAGTTAAGCAGCATCATAGCCTTTTTGTATTTTGTAACCATAATTGCAATGTATTTAATAGTCGCAGCAAGAAAATAATTTGAAGGCCTGAAAGCCATCTTCCGTGAAGCGCAATCAGGCCCAAAGATTTGGGAGGAAGACCCGTTTTAATTGTCTATTCTTATTTGTTGCGTGTCAAATCCATTATAAATCTAACGGCTTCATCACATCCGTGCGCCACAAAGCAATTCATGCCGCATCGATCCTCTAAATATCTTAGCCAATCTTTTTGCTCATGTGAAAGAACTCCACCCTTTACTCTCTTGAACTCAATAGCGGCGTTTAACTCTGGAATGAAAATATCTGGAACTCCCTTGCTTGTTCCAGATTTCTTAAATTTAACAGCTTGCCCGATGCTTGTTCGCATACCATTAGGGATTGCAAAAAGTCTTACGTGTGGAAACTGCAAAGAAAACCACTCAACAAATAAACATTGTTCTTCATATTCTGTCGGAGTGTTATTTATTTTTTTCATTGTCAGCCTTTAGTTTAAGTAAGACCGATTGCCAGATAGTTATCTGCATTCTGTTACCATCAAGCTTTGCCTGATCTAAAAGCATTTGAACTTCACCCAAAGAACGGCCCTTCTTTAAGCCCTTTCGATTCAATGTTCTACCATCTACTTTATCAATGATTTTCTTTTCGATAAGCCCCACCCATTAAGCATGAACCATTCAAGATCACTAAACCAGACAGTTTTTATTTTCCATTCAACACAAAAAATAATCCTCTTCTTGCACTCTTTAAATCTATAAGACGGTCTTATGATTCCAGACTCATCTCTTCTAAGTTTAAGATAAGATTCATCGATTGCAAATGGAATTTCTGGTGGGGATTCAGTGCTTAGGCTCTGCTGCTCTCTTTGCGAGGAGACTGGCTTCAAAGTACAGCTTATCAATAGCAAGATCAGAACGAAGATCATCAGGTTTAGACATTTCATTTAAATAGTCCTTTTCAATTCTCTCACGCTCTTTTGAAAGATAGAGACCACGCTCATCTTGGTAAATTTCAGCAATGATTTTTACTAATCCAAGAATGGTCTCTATTTCCATTATTTAATCTTTTGAGGAATGACTTTATTGATAAGGCTTGAAAGCTTAATTAATACTTCTCCAACACCTTTGATAACTTCAGCGATTGCAATAATAACACCGATAGGCTTTTCAGAAGGGAATAGTCTAAATACTACTTCTAAAACGATTGCGATTGTTACGCTTGCGCCTTCAGCAGACGTTAAAAGCTCTAGAGCTTTAGTAATAAATTCATTCATGGTATCTCCTAATATGGTTTAAACACTCTTCTAAGTGTTGGTCTTGTTTGCAAATGGACCCACCCTATCGTGTATGACGGATCCTCTAAATACAAACCAAGACGTTCTAATAATTCTAAGTTATCAAGTAACAATTTAGCAATAGAGCCGTCAGTGTCTCTTATATCAATTGCTTCACAAGTTAAATGCCCTGACCTTGCAGAACCGCCGGCCGCTTTATTGAAGTGCGCTGGTCTATATCCGCTAGATAAGATTGGATTAATTCCAAGCTTACCAAATAAGAAGCCAACAGCAGCAAGTAAATCGCAAGCACTCTCTAGTTGTCCTTTAGTGACAGGGTAAAGCTTTTCTCGCCCCATTAAATAATCAGAAAGCTTAATCATAGTGAATACTCGTAAACTACAACAATTCCACCACCAGGATTCCCACCATTGTGTCCACCGCTAGCACCACCAGCACCACCACCGCCAGAATAACTACGAGCAGAGCCTCCAACGCTAGATGTTGGGTTTCCAGCACCGTTAACCATAGGAGAGTTGCCACCAGCACCACCTACAGCATCAGATGTTCCACCCTTTGATCCAGACTGTCCGAACAGATTAATATCTCCACCGCTTGAAGTTCCAAAAGTTCCACCAGCACCACCATTTGACCAAGTAGTTCCACCAGCTTCTCCATTACCACCAGCAAGCGCCTGACAATGAGATCCAAAGCTTGTTGGGAGTGGTGCAAAAAGTGAAACTGTAACATCTTCAGTAGCCCCAAGATCTGAGCTTAAAATAGTCTTTCTAGTATAACCACCACCGCCTCCTCCACCACCAGATTGAGTAGAGGATCCAGGCCCACCAAAACCACCAAGACCAGTGACTTCAACAACAACAAAACCAACATCATTAGATTTAGTCCAGATCCCAGAATCAGTAAATGTTGTAATTCTTAAAAGGCTTCCTCTAGTTGAATTCAGCAAGCTCATTATTGCGCTCCAATATTAATTAAAATCTTTCCATAAAAGCCATTAGGAACACCAGTCACTTTTATCCTTAATACTTGACCGCTAGTTAAGTCATTTAATCCAGAATCAATTGATGCAGACTTAAATGAATAATCACCATCAACCGCGAAATCAAATAATAAAGAAGTGGTCAGTATAGATGAGAAGTTAGAATCATTTGTGTCAGATGACTTTTGAATATCTAAAACAAGATCACCTGAAGATATGCCCTGCTTACTAAATAGCTGAACACTAAACTCATTTACTGAGAAGTCTTGTTTTGCTTTGTAGTAAAAAATATCTTGTTGAGATGATGAATACCCAACCAAACTAAAATCACCATTTAAAATGTAAACTGATCCACCAGAAACAGATAGAGTCGAAACCCTTGAATCAAGATCATCTAATGAATACTTAATTGCATCCATTATGTCCTTAGTTATAGGATCACCAACCTTTATTGTATCTATATTTATTGATGTAAATGCCATGATTATCCTATTAGACAGTTTCCAAGCTCTTCTTCACTTGTGATGTCTGGTGTTAGTGTTTCGCCTAAAATAAAACCATACTTTACTTTATCGTCTTCGCTGGCCAATAAAAAAGATGGCGTTGCACTTGGCGCAATTGTTGGACACCTATTAAATATATTACCCATGTCATTTAGCGTCAACTCAGAATCGGTTGATGTCTTTTTAACACCTGACACAATGCCTATTTTCTTTGAAGATGATGATCCGTATCTCTTAAATAACCTATCTAGCTCTATGTATATCCTGTCATTCACCGCATAATTAAAGAAAAGCGCCTTTGCCTTTAGCGTTACAATAAGTGACGAAGTTGATTTATAAAATGCCCGTCTTTGAGCAATAATAACAGCAGAGCTTCTGTCATAAATATATGAAGTGCTCTCTTCAGTGTTTTTTATTCCTGAATAATAATCAACAAATTTAGAATCAAATATTTCTACATTCGTAGCCGCCTCTCCTGTGATGGTATCAACATAAGGCGCATATTTTAATATTACTTTATTTACGATTGAGTTATCTGACTCACAAGACCAGCTTATTATTTCGTCATCTTTTATTGATTGCAATGATTCAGGTCTTCTAGAATTAACTACTGAGTAGGAAATATTTTGATCTGAGTTGATATACAAAGACCCAAAGACAGAGTCGTTAATCATATTAAGAACATCTCTTATCATTGGTTGCTTTTCACCGAGTTCTGGAATCACCATTGATAGAGTATGCGATCCATCTAAATTAGACTGATAAAACGAATCTTCATCTATGTTTGAGAATCCAGCATCGTATTTAATTAAATGCCTGGCCGCGTTTGATGCCGTTCTTGCCCAATTGTTTTCATAATCAATCCCATAGCAGTCAACAGTTATAAGAGAGTCATCATTTATTATTTCAACATTTTTAATTCTGGCTATCTCTGTCCCAGTGCTTTGAGTAAATGGAGTCCTTATTTCTAATGCCTGCTCACTAACGCTTAGAATTTCAAACCACTCATCATCTGACTGCGTTAGTTTTCTTATCCAATCCCTTGGCTTTAATATTGTCCTGAGATCAACCACGGCAGCCGTTGTTATTGATCGAGACCCATTCTCAAAAATAAACTCAATTGATGATCTTCTTTCTTTTGAAATGTTGAACTCAGCAAGCTCACTAATGTTTAAAATAGCCTCAAAAGTATTTGTTATGGTGAAGTCTCTATTTAGAAGCATCCTTTCATTTCCAAATCTTGCCAATGAAACAGACTCTTTTTTTATAAAGTCCCCGACAATTGGAGATGGCGAGATAACTTGCTCTAGTATGATGTTTTTGCCCGATATTCTAGTGATTTGTGTTGTGACTGAATTTATAACAACAGTATCGCCAGCAAAGAACTCAGAAGCGTCATCAACTATAAACTGCCTAGGACTAACTACTGACGTTATTGCCTGTTGTGATTGTCTTAATTTATGCCCAGCAATGTGCCAGCTTCTATTTTTTAACCTGTATGGAATTTCTGGTGATATTATTGCTGGTGATTCTACTATTTCTATTTCTGGATTTTTGGAAACCTTGGCAAGTGTGTCACTAATTACCTGGTCTATTGTAAACTTTATTTTTTCACCATTAATATCGAAAATTATTTCATCGTTTGGTGAAAGCTCTTCTAAAAATAGTGTACCACTTCCAGCCAGAACATCAGTTTCAGGGCTTGCGCTTACAAGTCCAGTTAATTCAAATCCATCTTTTACAGCGTCTAACCCAATGGTCTGACACTTATCAACTTTGCCATAAATTCTTCTTTTGGCTGCACCTATATAACTATCTAAAATAGATCCGTCCATCTCTGAGAAAGTCTCTAGCTTGACCGATTCTTTAAGTCTAAAAATAAAGTCTTTAACTTTAAAGTTAACACCATCAGAATCAAACTCTTTAGACTCAACAATTCCAGAGAATATCTTTTTTATTTCACTAATCTGAGTGTTAGCTATCCATGAGTAAAATGATACTTCTTTGTTTTCCCAAAGCATTGTGTCAAATATTGAGTCAAAAAATCCGCTTGTATTAATGAGCTTAATATTTGATGAAGACTCAAGCACTACTCCAACAAGATTGTCATCTAACCTTTGACCAATTTGCCCGACTGTACTTATATATGGAAGCCATTCAACAGGTGTGCCATTGTTTAAATCG